TAACTTATTGTTAAATACTCCGTCACCGCCTGCAGAGCTAAATTCACATTGGAACCGAAACGAGCGTAACGGATCAGACGCCAACGTGGAGTATGTACCTATTTTTGTATTTGGCATGTTTATTTATCTCCTTTACGCCACAGTAACGGTAGTGTTACCGTTGAACTGACCGATTTTAATAACCACAAATTCTGCTGGACGCTGAAGGGCTACACCAATTTCAATGTGTAGCTCTCCATTATCAATTAGCCCTTGTGGGTTGATTGTTGCATCGCAGCGGACGTAGAACGCTTGCGCTGGTGATGCTCCGTACAAGCCGCCCTGTGACCAGAAATTAGTCAAGAAGCTGCCTAGTGTTGTTGTAATGCGACGCCATAGGAACTGGTCGTTTGGCTCAAATAGAGCAAACTCAGTAAGGTCTGTTGCAGCCTTACGTAAGTAGATTAATGTACGACGTACTGGAACATACTTATCAACATATCCAGCCTTTAGCGTACGAGATCCCATAACTACAATGCCAGTGCCCGGCACAAACTTAATTGCGTTAACAGGTGCGGCTGAAGAGTTAGCAATATCTAGCTCTGCGTTAGTTAGCTTGATTACTGATACTGCTCCTGCAAGACGAGCTTGAAGACCAGCTGGTGCCTTGAAGACGCCACGAGAAGCATCTGTTGCTGCGTAGAGCCCTACTACAGCTCCACCTGCTCCTACTAGTCTTGTTTGACCAGTAGCTGCTCCTGCGCCTAGCGTAGGGTCTGCAATGTATAGACGTGGGTAATACACAGCTGCTTGTGAGGATGCTGTGTAAGAAGCAGTAAGGTTTAGCTGTGTGCTAGAAGTTGCTGGAGCACCTAGTGGTAAATCAACCCCACTGGATACTGCTGAGTCAATAACAACAAAGACGTCTCCGCGAGAAGTTGCGTATGCAATAGCTGCGTTAACTGTTGTAGCATCAGTAAATCCTGGAACGTTTAGGATTAAAGACTGTAATACAGTATCAAAAGCTGTGTAAGTAGCTATTGATGTAACAGCATTTCCGTTGGCACCTGTAGATAGAGACTGATTAGTCACAACTGCTGGGTTCTTATTAGTTCCCGTTGTTGCTGATGCTAAATCTAGAGCTACAACATAGTTTGAGCTGTTGTTAATTACATTTGGCGCGTAACGTGTGTTAGTTGAAACCATTGAAAGATCTGTAAATCTTTCAACAATCTCTGCGGATGTAGAGCCGCCTTCGTAAATTGTAATATCAAATAGACCAGTAGTTGTTGAATCTGAGACCGATACGTTAAGTTCGTTACCCCAAGTTCCAACGTTTTTAGCGCTTAGTCGTAGTGTTGCAAGAGGCGTTCCTGCACGGTCGTTAAGGTTACGTAGTGCCGCAACTGGGCTACCGGATGTTACACGAACTACGTAGCAAGCGCTTCCGCCGTTTGCAAAGAACATGTAAACAGCAATTGGAAGGTCGTTAGAAGCTGTGGTGTTCCACTGACCAAATAGAGTTACATATTGACTCCAAGATGTAACAAGTGTTGGTGTGCTAACTGGACCACGGTCGTTAGGTCCAATGAAAGCACCATATGAGTCTGAGTTGGGACCAACTACAGACTGAACAGGGTTAAGCGTCTCTTGGACGTACACCCCAGGGCGTTGAAATGACATTAAATTATCTCCTTAAGTTTTTTCGTAGGTAACATATATTAAACCGATTGGTATCCAGTAAGGGGAGGCGTTTTAGTATCCAAGAACACTTCTTCTACTTGTCGACCAAGCACAGCATCCACAAGAAGTGGAGACATCTCGCTTACGACTCGTACAGAAAGTGCGTTCCTTAGGAGACGGCGGTTTCCAGTTTCACTTTCAACTGCGTCTCGTTTTACAAATCCATCAAGGAACATAGAACGGTAACCAGTCTCTGTGCCTAATTGATTAGGCACAGCTAGCTTTCCGAACTTTGATGGAAACTTATTTAAGAGCTGATACATGATCGCTCTGTCGTGACGTGGGTGACGGGCGTAAGAGGTCACCTGGTATACAAGGTCGTACGCAACGGGGATGTCGTATTTATAAGACACACCTGCAGATGGGGCAATAGTTCCGTTGTAGTCTGAGTCGTACATAACCCCAGAGTTTTGACGCTCAGTTGTAGGCACGATGTCAATCAAATCAATTGTTATAAATGGGAACTCCTGTGCCCGTACTTCAACGTCAGGGTACCCAAACCAAATCTTTACTTGACGAGCTGCGCTCTTCTCATCAGACACGGTTAACCCAGCAAGGTGTGTTTTAAGAGCTAGGTCTTCTGCAACGATAAATGGGTTTCCCATTAGAACACCTCCTGCATCTCTAATAGAAGGTCAAGGGTGTTATTAGCAAGAACTTTTGAAATAGAAGATTCAGCTCTGTACGTAAAGGAACGAATAAGGGCGCGGGGAGGTTGACCGTCTGCCCCATACTCAAGGTCATCAACCTGTTTTGCAATTGACTCTGGGTATGTCAAGGTTAGTTTGCCGTCATCATATGAGATAGACAGTTGTGCAATTACATCGTCAGGCCAGCCAGCTGCATCAGCAGCTACGGCAAGGGCGGATTCTAATTGAGGGATTAAATTGAATGCGGCATCCGAAGACGCGGTTTCTATATTCTTATCGTCTTGGTACATGCTTAATTACTTTACCTAGAGCGTACGCTGCGCCAAGACCCAGAATTAATTTAAGCTTATCATCTTGCGATGGCAGGTTATCTGCAATGGCTCTAGCAAACGCCACTTCATCTGGTTTGTCTATATTAGACATGGCAAGTCTCCTAAGACTAGGCAACGCACTTCGCAAGGTAAAGCTTGACCCCCGCATGAGGTCAATCTAAGTATAAAGAAAAAGGCCCCTCGCGGGGCCTTAACCTTACTTCTTTTTTGGCTTCTTTTTAGTTTCAGCCTTTTTAGGAGCTGGCTTTTCTTTGGATTTAGCGGCAACGTCCTTTTCTTTACTTCTAACTGTTTTAGCAGTAGACATATAGCCGTCTTTAATTTTGTTAGCTAGTTTAGAGTCATTCTTTTTGTCTTCAGTTTCAAACTTGTTTTTTTGAGCTGGGGTCATGCCTTTAGTCCACTTGCTGTCATCGTGTGCCATTACATGCCTTTTTTGTTGTTCATAGAAGACTTCTTACCTTTTGCAGGTGTTGCCTTCTTGGCAAACTTCTTGTTAGCCGCCGATAGGCTTTTCATGCCGTGCTTATCCTTTGGCTTCATGCAGCCACAGGTGGCGCACATTACTTCTTCTTCTTTCGTAGGGCAGCAAAGTCAGAGCCTTCTAGCTTGCCGTCTTTGTCAACATCAAGCTTCTTCTGCTTTGGTGACATTCCTTTAGAAGCCGCTTTCTTAGCAGTCTTCTTTGGGCCCTTGCCAAAACCTGGCTCGCCCTTTTTCTTTCCACATCCACATGCTGCGCACATTACTTTTTACCAGCCTTCTTTGTAGTAGGTTTTGCAACTTTCTTCTTTCCAGAACCCGCAGGTACGCAGTTCGGAACCTTCTTGCCGCCCTTCATTTTCATGCCTACTTGAACGTAGCCATCCCAACAAGGGTTAGTATCTTTAGCCATTAGCGAGTAACCGTAGAGTACAGGACAGCGACAGCATTAGCCGAAGTGCCAGCAACAGAATAACCGTAGAGTGAGTCCCCTGCGTTTAACCAAACGTCAAGGGCAGCAGCTGCGGAAATTTTAACTCCCTTGTCAGCGCCAGAGTTAGATATAGTGGAGTCACCTACAAATATAGCCGCAGAATCTGAGTTAGATACGTGAACGCAAGTAAGCGGGTTTCCTACTGGGATTGTTGCAATTACTGTGGCCGTAGTAGCCGGTACAGTTACTGAGTTATGTACAAGTGCCATTATGCTGGTCCAATCGTTGTAATCGTTCCTGAAGAACCTCTATATTTTAGGGCTCCAGCTTCTACATAAAGAATACCGCCGCCCGCTAAGTTAGCAGTAGGTGCGGTCGTGTTTGTAAGGTTTACTCTTCCAGTAAATGCTGGACTAGCCTTAGGGGCTTTCTCTTCATCTAGCGTGTCAATAGCGGTGTTAAGGGTAACTCCCCAACCGCTAGCGCCAACCGTAGGTTTAGTAACTGGCATAATCAAACTCCTCCGTATGTTCCATCGCCGTAATAACCTTCACCGTAACCAAGACCAACAGCTGAATAACTCCAGAACTGTGGGTCGTTAATCATTTCTTCTGGCATTACCTGGATACAGTCAACGGACAGAATGGTGAATCTATCAGCAATGATACCGCGTTCTTGGATTGAGAATGGGCGATATACCTGTCCACGCCAGACCACACGGTCGCGGTTGTTTTGGTCAGGACGGATAATGATGTTAGGGGCGTACTTAGCCACGTCTTCAATGTTAAAGGTGAGGTGAAGCGTATCGGCGTTGTAGAAACCAACTGATGAGGTCTTAGCTGTGCCTTGGTCAATAACAGCTCTAACTACAGGGATAGTAAACGGCCCTGTCCAGACCTTGCCGCCTACTCCACCTGTTACATCTTGGCCTACATCATAGATAGGGTCTAAGACAGTATTTACAGAGTCATAGATATACCAAAGCGCGGAAGTGCCTACTGGGTTCTTAAGATCAGTGTCAACACCTACAAGGATGTCGGTTGTCTCAAAGTCGGCGTCAAACCGACCGCCAGGTGTGTAGGCTCTCATTCCTCTATTGTAGAGGGCGCTTCTTCTTTTAGAAGGGCAAGCTCAGCCATGTGGAACTCAAGTGAGGACTCAATTGCTGCAACTGCTTCTTCAAACTTCTTAATATCTTCTTCTTTGCCTTGCTGCTGTGCAAACTTAAGATTGAGAACAATCTGGTAGCCCTCTTGAGCTAGCTTTGCTACTCGTGCTCCAATGATTGAGCGCTTGCTTTCATCGTTTACTAATGCGTCAATGTGTGACATGTGTTTCTCCTTTTTATTGTAGATATCTTAATATTACTACGCCGTCACCGCCATGACCACCGCGTGTGTCTCCACTACCAAGACCACCACCGCCACCGCCAGCACCAAGACCGTCAGTTCCTTTACCACCTGTTTGACCGTCACGAACTCCATTGCCACCGCCGCCAGAACCACCTACGTTAGGAGCGTTGTTAGAGTGAGAACCTCCACCACCTCCACCAGCATAAGTTACTGAAGTTCCAGAAAGTGAATTAGATAATCCATCTCCACCTTTACCAGCAATTCCACCATCTACAGCGTTACCCCCAGCTTGACCAGCACCACCGCCACCACCGTGACTATAGGTACCGATTGACCCTGTGCCACCATTGTTGCCTTGGCCAGCAATTCCTGTACCACCTGCCTGTCTTGTACCAGAGTCTCCCATAGAAGAGCCTCCACCAGAACCGCCAGCAATACCCGGACGAGGTAAGTATCCTGCGGGGTCATTTCTGCAAGCTCCTCCTCCACCACCTGTAGAGGTAATACCAAATGCAGAGCTGTTACCGCCGTTATCACCGGCAGCTACGGATGTAGTGTTAGTGCCAAGGCCAAAGCCGCCTACAACAATAGAGTATGGTCCTGAAGTTACGCTTGCTGTTCCGGTACGCATTCCTCCAGCACCACCACCGCCGCCAAAGTAACCGCCACCACCACCGCCAGCAACAATTAAGTATTCAACAGAGCCAGTACCACCAGATGCAACAATGTTAGTTGTACCGGCTGGAAAAGTGTGAACAAAGTATGCGCCAGATACAGTTCTAGTTCCACCCGCAAGGTTGAACCTAGCTCCAAATCTACCTTGACCACCAAAAGAACCTCTTACTGTTGAAACAATAGGCATAAGAGCTCCTTAGAAGTTAAGTGATGATGCGCCGTATACGAGCCAAGCTCCGCCTGAAGTACGTTGCATTGTGAATGAGAAGATATCAATCTTACCAGCAGATGAGGTAGGTGTAGGAGCGTTTCCGCCAGCCCATCGAATTGTTTGTCCTGAGCCAGCAATTTGGAAAGTTGATGGGATGTAGCCAGTTGAACCCTGTGTAACAAATACGTTGATAGTCATAATTCTAGAGACTGTGGTTGGTACGTTAGTTACGTTAAAGGTCATAGCAGCTGAAGGAGCAGTAGCGATGTAATAAACGTTACCAGCAGTCCAATCTAAAGTAGCTACGTTAGTAGAAAGGGTTACATCTACAACAGTTTCTGAAACTTCCTGTAGTTGTACGTTACCTGTAAACGCCGCACCTGATAGTGCTGCGTATGACGCGGCTGCAGCTTTAGCGTCTAGTTGTGTTTGAATGTTAGAGGATACGCCGTTTAGGTAGCCAATTTCTGTTGCGTCTACATCACCGATGACAGTTGTGCTTGGAAGCACTACGTTACCTGTAAATGTAGGAGAAGCAGAATTAGACTTGGCGTTAATTTGAGTCTGGATTGCACTTGTTACACCATTTAGGTATTGAAGCTCAGTGTTGCTTACGTCACCGATTTCAGCTGCTCCTACAAGAAGGCTTCCTAGTGAGGCCCCTGCTTCTGCTAGGTTAACTGTGGTTGATGGCTTAGTAGTAGCGTCTTTGAAGATTTTAAATACGCCGTCAGAGGCGTCGCGGATAGCTCCTGCAAATCTACGTTTAGTTGTAACTTCTGCGACACCTGCTGGAGATACTGCGGCAGATGTTACGTTGGCGTTAGTCTTGTCGTAAGTAAATGTAGTGGTTGTTGGGACTGCCTTTACAACATGTGTTCCATTGAATGTAGCATCTACAGTACCAACTACAACAATATCGCCAACCGCAAAACCGTGAGTTGTAGAAGTTGTAAGTGTTGCAACGTTAGAAGTAAGGGCCTTGTTAGAAACGGCCTTTGTAATAGTAGTTGTAGATGTTGCGTACTCAGCAATAAGGCCAAGGTCTACAGCGTCTGTAAGGTTACCGTTACCTACGAAAATTAGTGGGTCTGCTACAGCTAGGGTTGTAGTCTCAAGAGATGAGCTTTCTCCACCAAATGTAATAGAGCCGTTGATGTTCACATCTCCGGAAATACCCACGCCACCCACAACAGTAAGAGCGCCTGTAGTAGGGCTAGTTGAAGCAGTTGGGATTTCAATGTGAACATTGACATCCGGAGTAATACTCATCTGCTCGTTGTCTGAGGCTAAACCACCAGCAGCAAAAATAATCTTATTTTGTGAGCCAGTATCGCCAGTAGCAAATACTAAGTTACCTTGGTCAGTTCCGCCAGCAGCACCAACCATGAAGATATAGCCGTCGCCCTTGCCGGTAATTGTGAACTCTGCGTCAGCAAAATTTGAAGATGTGATACCCATGTCAATGTAGCCATCAGTATCAGAGCCGTTGTTAGAGTAAGCAATAAAGTCAGTTGAAGCATCAGCAGAAGTGCTTGAGTTTTTAAAAGCAATTTGAGCGTAGTCTGCGGCTGTAACATTAAATACAGCTACAGGATTGGTAAGAGCCGCAGCTGAAGAAAACCCAGCTGCTCCGCTACCCACATAAAGGATTCCGCTAAGGTTGGCGTCAACAAAGGTACCGCCGCTAGCTTCGGCGTTTGCTAGGGCCTCAATAGCTTTTGAAACGTAGACAAGGTCTTTAGCGTTAAATAGGGATGCCGCTAGCGAAGAGGCTATCTCCGTCTTAACTAAACCAATTTCTGTTGTAAGTGCCATATGTGGGTCTCCTTAGATTTTTATTATACGCTAACGCCGAGCTGTAAATCTTCTATATCGCCTTGCATTTCAACAATTGTGGCGTTGACCGTTGTAACGTCAGCCTGGCTAGCTGGCAAAAAAGCCACTAGGCGGTTGCTTAGATATCCTGGCATTATAGTTGGTACCTATTCCTGTAGTAATCAAATAGGGAAGCTACCTCAGAGTCAGTAAGGCCCCTGTCGTACGCTAGGAAGTGCCCATACTCCGCAAAGGCAAAGTTGGTTCCAATATTGTCTTGGGCAATAATTAGCTTATTGATAGTGCCTATAGCGTCAGACATGGTACTTCCTGTGTTATTTAATACGCCGTTTACATAGGCGTACAGGACATTTGATCGACGTACAAATACAAAATGTTTCCAAGCTGTTGAGCTAAACCCAAAAGTTGCTGTTCCAAACAGGCTACCGGTACTGTTATATCCAGTGGTCTGTCCGCCACCCCAGTTTTGTCGCATAGAGAATAGGTCTCGACTTCCGTTGGTATTACAAAAGTCCCAAACCATAGCGTTATCGTCTGTCCCGAGACTCTTATACATAACAGATACGGTAGCTTCGGTTTTTCCACTTAAAAGGCTTGCCATAGAGGTAGACTCAAACTTAGCGCTGCTTCCGTTCATAGACCAAGCTCCACCGGAAAGAGTTGTAGAGTAAACTGCGTTAGTGTTTGTAAGATGCCTTGCATTTGCTGTGATGTCTTGCCACCCAGAAGTTGCTGGCATAGTTACAGTGTTATACGCGTTCCAAGAGCGCAGGTCTGCGGCATCGTAATGCAAAACTAAGTTAGTAGCTACCGGAGCAGTTGGGCTGGTAATAGACCACTTATCAATAAGAAAATTTTCAATATCAATTATTTGCTGGTTAGTTAAATCTGCTTTGCATATAATAATCTCAGAAACAACACCCTTTGTATAAATGCCAGTTCCGCCTCTAGACATAAAGTAAACTTTTCCAGCTTCTGACCCAAAACCAGTACCGTCTAGGCTATCGTCTATTCCCGCTGGGTCGGCTACGGTATCAAAAGCATGTTCAACTTTGTTTGAGCGTAGCCTTAATTTCTTACTAATACCGTGATAACCAAATGTAATTACTTTTCTTCCACCGTCAGCTGCCCATGTGGGGCCGTTCGGGTACACGTGACGGGCTGTTTGGCGGGTTGCATCTTGAGCATATTTAATACTGTGGCCTCGTCCAGCGTTAATATACCAACCGCCGTCGTTTCCGGTGATAGTGTGCTCAGCAATAATTGCAACGTTTGGGTTTTGGATGTTGCATACCATAAACATTACAAACCCTGGAGCGCCAAAGGTAATTGTGTCATTGATAGTTGCTAAGCTATTTGCTACACCATCAAATGTAATACCTGGTTTATTGTTAAATGAGGTTGCGGAATAAACAGGCGTTGTTGAAGGGGAAGGAACACTAAGGTGGTACCCGCCCCCAGATATATCATTCCATTGAGTTACGTTAGACCCAGAAAGCGTTACTGAGGATGTAACTGAAGCATCGTATCTGGCAAAAAGTCCTGGAAATAAATCTCCACCAGAAGCTGCCGTGTTACCAAATAATAACGGCATATTAAGCCGCCAAATTGCCGATAAGAAGGAAAGTGTTAGTAGCGGTTACAATAATTTGAGCAGAAGCCCACTGGCCGTTTAACTTTAACTTATTTCCATTAGAGTTCAAAGTACCGCTTGAAGCAATAGTGATCTGTCCGGTACCAGTTTGAACAATAGTCAAAACAGTTCCTGTTGCAAAAGTTCCTGTTGGGATTGTTACAGTTCCTGCAGTTGAGCTATTAGAGGCCAAGATGATCTTGTCTTTATCTGACGCTTGCAAAGTGTAAGCATTAGATGTAAATGTAGGAGTTGTTGTTGTTTGAAGAAGTGGGGCGTAAGGCGCGATAGCTGTGCTGATATCTGCAGTTGTAGCTAATGTTGATGTAGTTGTAGGTAGTGTTAGTACAACTGAAGAAGGCGCAGTAATAGTTGCTGGCACTGTAACTGTTCCTGTAAAGGTTGGGTTAGCAGAAGGTGCTTTAGCATTTAATTGGGTTTGAATAGCTGAGCTTACGCCATCAAGATAGCCAATCTCTGTTGCGCTTACATCCCCAACAGTAAGAGAAGAAGCTGTAAGACCGCCTACGCGGACATCTGCAAATGCAAGACCTGCTTCAGAAAAATCAATTGTAGATGTTGGCTTTGTAGTTGCGTCTTTAAATGCTTTAATCACACCGTCTGAAGCATCACGCGCCATACCAGCAAACTTACGACGAGCAGATACTGCTGCTGAGCCTGAGGCTGCAGCCGATGTAACGTTTGCATTTGTTTTAGCGTAAGTAAAAGTAGTGGCGGTAGGAACTGCAATAATGTTAAATGTACCGTTGAACGTTGCGTCCACACCAGATACTACAACAACATCTCCTGCAAGATACGTGTGGTTTGCTGAAGTAGTTAAAGTAGCAATATTAGAAGTCAATGCTTTGTTAGATACTGTTCGGGTAATCGTTGAAACTGTAGAAGCATATTCACCGATGAAAGCTAGGTCCACAGTATCCGCTTGGTTGTTAGTGCCTACAAATACAAACGGATCTGTAACAGAAAGGTTTGCGGTTTCTACAGTTGTACCCGCTCCACCAAAAGTAATAGTTCCTGCAATAGACACATCACCATCAATGTTCATATCTCCTTGAACACCTACGCCACCAACTACTGTTAAAGCTCCAGTAGTTGCTGATGTTGAAGGGGTATCAATCTCAATGTGAACATTTACGTCTGGGGTGATCTCCATCTGTGTTGTTCCTGAGGAGTAACCGCCAGCGGCAAAAATAATCTTGTTATCTGTTCCGTTATCGCCTGTAGCGATAACTAGGTTACCCGCACCTGATGTACCAACAGGGGCTGACATAAAGATGTAACCGTCGTGTGGTCCTGTAATTCCGTAAGTAGCAGAGTTAAAGGTTGCTCCTGTAATACCCATGTCAATCCAACCAGCAGCGTCTGTTCCATTGTTGGCATAAGCAATAAAGTCGGTAGAGGAAGATGAGGTAGCGTTGTGTAGAGCTAGCTGACCATAAGAATCAATAGCACTGGATATGTTAAACACAGCCACCGCGCTTGTAAGAGCGGCGGAGGTATTAAAGGATGAGGCACCCGTTCCAACGTATAACGTTGTCATAGCCAAAGTTGTAAAAGTAGGAGCGTTTGTCCAAGAGGCTGCGGATCCGTTAGTAGTCAATACCTTGTTAGCATTATCTACTTGAGAAGGCAGGGCATTAGTAAGCTGTGCTGCGGGTACTTGAATATTTCCGTCTAGTGAGGCTACGCCGTTAGCTAGGCCCTTAACGGCAAGGGTGGATACAGCGTTAGAAATCTCAATGGCGTCTTTTACGGCCTTGGTAAGGAGTAGGTAGTCCTGAGCGCTTAGGGAGACGTTAGCTGTATTTAGCTTGTTCTGTAACGCCGTCTCAAACGTCGTCATAGTAAATGTTGGCATAAGGGCTCCTAAGGTCTTCTTGTATTATAGATTAACTAGTGAGTAAGTTAAGGCTGTATTAGCGATATCTAATACAGTTTGATACTCAGTGCCCGACACATTGGTGTTATCAATGCCTGAGAGGGTAAAAGAGATATCCGCAGTTGAGGCTCGGACGTAGACCTTGTCATTTGGGGTTACTGGAAAGCGGAAAGTCTCAAGGGAGTTATTCCCAGCAACAGATGAGTTATAGGCAATAGTGGCGTGATTTGCGGGGGTTGAGTCTTGCCCAGAAGGAACAACCCAGACCCTGATAGTTGCATCAGTAGAAGACTTATTAGTAGCAATAATTGAGGCCAAGGCATCACGAGAACCAGAGCGTGTGTAAATAAGCGTGCTTGTATCCGCGCTTGGATTAGATACTGCGAGTCTTGAGATTGCCACTGTCTACTCCTTCGTATAGATACATATCCTCTGGGTCTACCCAGATCTTGTTTGTAAAGAACGGAATGTTCATCTCCCGCATGCGGTTCTGAACCTTCTGTTGTGCACCTGGTCCATAGTATGTTTCCACACCATAGCCTTGCGCTTCCTTCTGCCAGCCTACACGGATCATGTAGAACTCAGCATAAGGACACCAAGCTGCATATACGCCAACTGCTCCGCCTTGCTCGTAGATAACTTCCCAGATATCTACATCTTCAACTTGAAGCTCTCGTGCGTAATCCCAATCGTACTTTGGTGGATAGATAACCTTGTCGGAATCCATCCAGTTAATATCAAATACTTCACCAAAATCTTTAAATATATTGTGCGTTGATTTAAATCTCATGTTAGATAGCGTACCTGACTATTACAATACCGTTAGCTCCAGCACCGCCGCCAGCAACAGACCCTTCGTACTCTGCTCCGCCACCGCCGCTGCCAGTGCTCTGTACAACTGCAGTTCTAAAACCACCGTCAAGTGTGTTTCCACCAAAACCACCTACGTTGGAACCACCGGTACCTGCGTTAAGGTTTACAGGTGTGTCAGGAATGTTAAAATTGTA